AAGTAGACCACATCTTTTGCACACTTGACATACTCTGCTACGAGTTCTTGTGTCCATTCAATCCGAGTGTCTTTTCTTTTTAGATTTGCGTTTCCATTATAACCAAGTCTTTCGATGTTCATTATAGTTCTTTCAACGCTTTCTGTAAGTCGGCTGTCGAACCAACAAACAGATTATTGTTCACTGTCTGTGGTCCACCAAAGTCTTCTTTAGGAGCGAGTTCCTGCTTCTTTTTAGAAAGGTCGAGAAGGTCTTTGTTAGCGTTGACAAGAGTGTTCATTAGAGTAGACACAACTTCATACGCTCTTGGATGCTCCGAAGCACGAGCAACATCTATCATCTGCTCAAGTGCATGGTTGCCTTGCTCAATGACAGAATACAGATTTTCTCTTGTATATTTGAAGTCGTTCTCGATGTCATCATCTGTCTTTTCAGGAATAATGACTGAAACACTTTCATGCTTTACTGGTTCTAAACCTAAAGCATCAGTGATAGTCTCATCATCCATCTAACTATCCTCTACAATAACAATATATGCAAAATCATCGTCTTTGTTGATTAGTGAATGGTCAACTGATTCGTTATCTGGTACTGAGATTGTAACGGTTGGTGTCGTTAAGTAACCGGAGCCACCACTTGTAAGAATAATTTCACGAATACCATCGTTGACAACATTAGCACTTGCTGTTGCAGTATTACTACCCGAATCAGGAGCAGAAATTGTAACAGTAGCGTTATTGTAACCAATACCATTGTTGAGAATTTCAAACGATGATACGCTATCACCAGATATCTGAGCGTTTGCTGTAGCACGAACTGTTTGACTTGAAACAAACCCTGCTGGGTCACCATTTGCTAGTAAGCCTGGGAATACCTTGACGCTTTCCATTGAACTGTTAGAATAATCACCGTTTGCAAACTGGCTATAGAAGTTGACGTTAGCAAACTTGATGATTTTCTTAGTGGTGACTGGACCAAAGAAGTAACCCTTCATTGTGAATGTCAGTGTCCAGATTACAACTCTTCTTGTGCTGAAGTCTCCTTCATACACCTCTTCACTGCTAACAGAGTTCAAGATTGTTGGTATGTCGAAATACTCATTCAACGAATCGACAAGTTTGACAGAAGCGGTCCATTCTGGTTTGAAGAACGGCAATATCTGCTCTAGAATCTTAGTACCATCTTCAGAATACTTTGCCATAATAGACAAGGTAAAATCCATATTGTATGGTGCTGGTGCAAACTGTGTCGTTAGAATATTGTTATTAGAAGACTCTGTTTTTGTGTTACGAATCCTACCAGTCAATCTACGGTCTGGATCATATGTGAGATTTGTCATCTCAAATGACATACGAGGAAGAGAGACTGATGCTGGGCTATTCAGACTTGGGTCGCCTTCAATCCTTGCAAGAAACTTCTGCATTGGACCATAAGCGATAGGCACACGAAACTGCTTCTTTGTTACACTACTATTGTTGACACGAGAAATTAAAATCTCGTTGAATAGCGTACCAAATACCGTGACATATCTGCGAAGAGAACCATGATAAAAACTATGACCAAACATTAGAACCTACCTCCTTCAGAGAAAGGATCAGCTTCAGAGAAGTCGATGATACTATCCGCTGCTGTTTCAATAGTGCTGTTATCAGCAAATGAGTCTTGTGTTTCAAGGAACTCAATTGATGTATTAGAAGTTGTCTCAAAACCAGCAAACAATGTATCAATCTCTGCCACACCTGTGCTGAAAGTCTCTTGTGAATACTCAAACATTTCACACCTCAAATCATACATCTGTAGAGCGCCCATCTGATAGAACACTGGCTCATGCTCAACAAACTTAATCTCAAACATCTTCTTGTTGAGTGGGAAGTAAATTAAGTCACCTTCAAGTGGTCTATCGTTTTGAGTATATTGTGCTACGTCAAGTTCAAATGTTCTTCTGGCAATCGTCAGTGTCATCTCATCACGAATCTCTAATCCAAACTTTGATAGGAAGTCGCCTTCACCTTCAAAGCCATCAAAGTTCTTGATGTACATATCAATGAAGTCTGCTCTCTTGTATTCAGAGAGGTCATCTTCATTCAGAACGTCATCTAATGCACCAGCGGTTCTTGTGATGTAGTAGATATCATGTCCGTGTATTTTGATTGACTCAATAACCAAATCTTCTATGAGATATTGTTCCATAGAGGCTTCAAAGTTATTGAAGTATACTGAAGTTGCCATAAATCTTATCCTGTCATATCATGTACGGGCAAGGAATAAGAACTAATCATATCATCTTCGAGACGTTGAATCTCTTCTCGTGCATCAGCAAGAATTTGTTCACCGTTGAATGTTACACCACCGGGTAGTTGCATTCCATTAAACTTTGTGAGGTTCGAACCCCATTGATACTTAATCTTTGCTGAGGCATAATTCTGTAGCCAACGGTCTTTGTAAACATCAGCATACGTTGCTGGGTCAACAATCTGATAGCATTCAGCAACAATATAATTACCAGCAGTTACCTTTGCCCAATCCATATCAATATGAAGACGATTGATATGACGATTGTAGCGAATAGGCTGCTTACCAACGAGCATCTCTTCAATGAACTGAATGTGCTGCATTGCCATCATATACTCTTGAAGTCTGTATGAACTCATATCATACATATCGTTTAAAGCAAACTGATAGCGAATGTTGAATAGATTGTTGACAGAAAGAGAGTCACCAATATCAAACAGATTTACCACACCAATGATGTTCTCTGCGATAGTGATATATTTGTTTGCGATATCAGTAGACGTGACAACGTGTTTTAAAAATGTTTTCTCTGTACCATCAAAATGATAGTCCCAGTAATATGATAATGCTTCATCAATGCGGTCATCAACTTGGTCATCATCAACGTTAATCTCAATCACTGGCTTACCTAGTTTTCTGAGGCACCACTCTTTAAATTCTGCTTTTGTAGTTGGCTGTGCCATGTAAGGCTCCTGTGAGTTTCTTTTTATTTATAAGAATGCATTATCTCTTCAATTTTTCAATTTCAGCGGTAAGTTTTTCAATTTAAATAATTCTGAAATTAGCCACTTTAAACCACTGTCAGACCAGCAGGTTGTACCGCTGCAAGTTCCTCTGGTGTTGTAGCTGCGTCGATAGCAGGGTCACTAGGAGCATCACGAAGAGCTTGTTTGTCTGCAACGATCTGTGTTGTGTCAGCACCCATCTCCAGTGCTTTCATAAAAGCTGTGTCAAGTGACTCTAGTGGCTTTGTGCGTTCTAGGCGAATCTTGTCACGCCAAATGTCTCGTGCTGCCTCCATGTCTACAGAGATCACCCCTGTTCCAGAATTAGCTTCCCAAGCATTACGGAAAGTACGTTCTGCTGGTAGTGTGTAGTCAGCGGCGTCGTAGGTGGTAGCGCCGATTTTAATAAATGTTTGTGTCATGCTGAAAGCCTCCATGCGTTACGAAACGTCCTGTCAGATGGAACGTCCTCTGTTTTGACAATCTTGAACATTGGTCGGTTGTACTCTTTCGACCAGATGTGGCGAGGGATGTCTTTCATAATGAGATACTCTATCGCTTCTTCTTCTGACAGAGGACCAATGCGAGGTGCGGTGAATTGTGCCGCATGTTTTTCTGGGTCATGCTTAAAGGTGTTGTGGCGACCTTCTGCAATTGCTTGCTGCTCATCGTCATGCAAGTCCCAGTAGACTGAGATGGGTGGTAGTAGTCCAGCCTTAGCTTGTTCAATCCAGTTGTCACTAGGGACAAGCACCATTGCTGGTTGCTCTGGCTGTTCAGGGTCTTCGAATAGGATGCGGTACTGGGTCATCGGGCTACATTCATGGTGATAACTTGATTGTCACTAGCACCGCCACTGGACTGAGAACCCCCATCAAGAACAATAGAGGAGGAAAGCATAAGACTATTTGTGTTTCCTCTTATGCACCACCCAGAAGACCTGTTTCCAGTAACAATTTCATTCGTAATCCCAGTTGCACTGTAATTAGCGTCCACAAGAGAGCTTGAGAAGTTTACTTTATATTGCCCTATACCTTCGTCCGTAATACTACTGACATTGCCATCAGCACGAATAGATACAGTACTAGTGCCATTGAAGTTCACCCAAGCCGTATTAGGAAAACCAGCAGCTTCCCATCCAGCTTCACCACTTGCATCCACGGTAAGGACATAATCTTCAGTAGCCGTAGAGTCCTTGATAATGAAGTTTAAACCCGGTACTCTAAACTTAGTAACGTTCGTGTCACCTATAGTAATTTCGTTGTTGACGCCTACGGCTGACGCAGCAGCATCGTGCCCAATAATAGTGTTGTTGAAGCCAGTTGTCAAGGCATCACCGGCATCCCTGCCAAGGATGGTGTTATCATACCCAGTAGTTACATCGGATCCGGCATATGCGCCTACAAAAACATTATTTCCGCCGCCAGTTACAGCGTTCCCGGCATTATAACCAACAGCAACACTGGTGCTGGCTGTCATATCGTTACCGCCACCCAGAGCATATCCACCAATAGCAACATTGTAAGTTGCGGTAGTTGCGTAATTACCGGCATTGAAGCCGAAGAACAAATTGTGTTGACCACTGGTTAAATCGTTACCCGAATCCTTTCCGAGGCAAATGTTTTCAGCACCAGTAGTTACACCAGCGCTCATAGCACCAAAACCAATAGCAATGTTGCTTTCTAGAGTAGTTGCGTTTTCACCGGCTCTGTAGCCAAGGAAGATATTTTTAGCACCACTGGTTAAATCTTGGCCAGCTTGAAAGCCAATAGCGATGTTGTCGTTGCCCGTTACAGCCGCACCGCCAAGTGCAGATTGACCAATAGCAACATTGTTAGTCCCCGTAGTTACGGTCTGCCCCGCACGTAAGCCCCCAAAGAAGTTGCTGCCGCCAGTGGTTAAATCATAGCCAGCAAGATAACCAACAGCAACATTGTCGTCTCCAGTAAGAATACCTGAGCCAATTGCTTGTCTACCAATAGCGACAGTGTTATCACCAGTAGTTGCGTTAGTGCCTGCTGCATAGCCCATAAAATTGTTGTAGGTGCCGCTAGTTAAATCCTCACCAGCAGATCGTCCAATAGCGGTGTTATCAGTACCCGTCATAATACCTAAGCCAATTGCGGAATAGCCAATAGCTATGCCATAATTAGGGGTAGTTGCAAATTCCCCTGCTTCTCTACCCTGAAATATGTTGCCGGCACCTGTGGTTACGTTAGCGCCTGCTTGAAATCCTGAAAGAATGTTGAAGGTACCACTGGTTAAACCGTAGCCAGCTTGATAGCCCAGAGCAACATTGTTGCTACCAGTAAGACCGCCTGCGCCAATCGCTTGTCTACCAATAGCGATATTACTAGCGGCAGTAGTTGCGTTAGCGCCTGCTTGAAAGCCCATAAAGTTGTTATAGGTGCCGCTGGTTAAATCGTTGCCAGCTAGATAGCCAATAGCGGTGTTATCTGTGCCAGTAAGAACACCTAAGCCAATAGCATTTCTACCAATAGCAATTGTATTATTGGCAGTAGTTGCGTTATAGCCTGCTCTATAGCCCATAAAGTTGTTGTAGGTGCCGCTGGTCAAATCATTGCCAGCTTCACGACCAATAGACGTATTATCAGTACCAGTTACGGTTCCGGTACCCATCGCAGTATTTCCAATAGCAATAGCATTTTCAGCAGATGTTATAGCTTGACCAGCTTTCCAACCAATAAGAACTGCTGCACTACCAGTCAATACACCAACACCGGCATCTGCTCCGATAACAGTATTATAATTACCTGATGTCGCATTCATACCAGCGTCGAAGCCAAGAAAAACATTTTGGATTCCGCTAGTTAAATCTTGACCAGCGTGGCGGCCAATAGCCATGTTATCAGAGCCGGTCATAACGCCCGTACCCATAGCAAGAGCGCCGATAGCTATGGCGTTCTGGCCAGTAGTTATTCCTTCACCAGCTTCTTTGCCTATGGCTACCGTGTTGATTGTGGTCGTGGCATTTCTGCCAGCCTCGTAGCCTAATATAACGTTGTGATTGCCGCTGGTCATTGACAGAGCGGCTTGTCGTCCAATAGCGATATTATTATCACCAGTCAAAGGACCAGTAACATTTGATTGATAGCCCATCGATACGTTAAACGAACCTGTGGTAATACCATAACCGGCAGATGGTCCAAGCATCAAGTTGCTTCGACCGCTTGTTACTCCTCTGCCAGAATGATGACCGACAGCAACATTCTGCTCTCCAGTCACAGTTCCCGTATCCATAGATTGAGTACCGATAGAAACCGTATCAGCGGCAGTAGTTGCGTTATAGCCTGCTTGATAGCCAAGTATCACATTCTTATTACCGCTGGTCAAATCGTTACCGGCTTGTCTGCCAATAGCGACGTTTTCATCACCAGTTAATACACCAGTGCCAATTGCTGAATATCCAATAGCAACATTATAACTACCAGTTGTCGCTTCAGTTCCGGCTAGATAGCCAGCAAAGAAGTTGATGGTGCCACTGGTCAAATCATTGCCAGCTTGTCGTCCAATAGCGATGTTGTCATTACCAGTCATAACGCCTGCGCTAATTGCTTGGCTACCAATAGCAACTGTATAATCCGCAGTAGTTACGTTAGAGGCTGCGTAATAGCCAGCAAAAATGTTGTAGGCACCCCCGGTTAAACCAAAGCCAGCGGCAAACCCAAGACCAGTGTTGTAACTACCAGTTAGGGCTACTTCGCCAAGTGCTGCATATCCAACACCCGTGTTGTAACTGCCGGTTGTTGCGTTAAGGCCTGAGCGAGCGCCCAAATAAGTATTACCCAAACCACTGGTTAAATCATAACCAGCTTGAGAGCCAAGAACGGTGTTGTTATCTCCAGTAAGGACACCTAAACCAATCGCATCATAACCAACAGCAGTTGTGTAACCAGCAGTAGTTGCGTTTAACCCCGCCCTATAGCCGCCAAAAAAGTTAGCAACGCCGCTGGTTACATCTTCACCAGCTTTGTAGCCAATGGCGGTGTTGAGGTTTGCTGAACCATCATCATTAGCTAGAGCATCAGTGCCTATACCAACTGTGCCACCTGATGAGTTTGTAACAGCGTCTGATAAATCATTAAGGGCTTCAGCGCCGCCAGAAACAGTAGAAAAACTTAAAGTGCCCGAACCGTTAGTAGTTAAAACTTGACCACTACTGCCATCAGATGTTGGGTAAGCAAGGCCCGCAACAGACAAGGATGAGAGATTGGCTCCAATCTCAAATACGCTAGACCCATCAGATGAATATAGAATACCATCTGCGGTATTCAGTGCGATTTCACCTGTCGAAATATGAGTCGTATTTGGCGCTGCTCCTGACGAGGAACTGCGTTTTACCTTAATCGTAGAAGCCATTTCTTATCCCTTATATAAGGAGAGGAAGATGAAAGGAATAATCCCCACCCACTCTATTTTTTACATCTACTAATATATATTAGTACGTTCCACCGTCGATAATAGCATCAAGTTGAACAAGAGCGCCTTGAGCAAAGTTAGCTGTTACGCCTGGCTCAGAAGTAAATCCACCCCAAACTTTAAAGACGCCAGTGCCATCAGAAGAATCTCTGAGGATGCCAGCATATTTGACACCACTATCGTTATAAACACCATAGAACCCAAGATCAACCGAGTCCGTAGCTGTGTTATTCGACGCAAGTTTGAGCATCGAATCTTCAACAGAGATTGTTGTCGTGTCTGTGATTGTAGTGTTACCAGCAACACTCAAGTCGCCTGTAATATTAACATCACCAGTAACAGCTAAGGTAGACCCATCAAAAGTCATATTCGCTTCTGCGGAAATAGCAGAAGAGCCAGCACCCGTCAGTACTCGGTTGTCGCCTAAAGTTGTTGCTCCAGTACCACCGTTACCTACAGGAAGAGTGCCGCTTACGTCAGTTGTAAGAACGATAGCACCTCTTGTAATTTCTTGACCGGAAATTGTAAGATAATCTAGTGAGCCGGCTAGAGTCACATCGGTTGAGTTATCAGTGCCAGCAGCGTCTACACCAATCGTTGTTCTTACTGCCGCTGCGTCAGCGTCATCTACAATTGAGCGACCAAAAGCAGTAAAATCAGCAACAGCAGCAGCGCCAGAACCCGTGAAATATGGCAGCTTGTTAGCAGCAGATGTGAGTCCTGCAATAGCTGCAAGATCAGCATCATATGCTTGAACATCAGTACCAATCACCAAACCAAGATTTGTTCTCGCATCTCCGGCACTTGAAGCACCCGTACCACCATGGGCTACAGCAAT